TCCATGATGTATTCAAGCGGCTTTCCGATGGTGCAATTTTCCGGGTGACGAGCAACGGGAGCGATAAGCAAGCGCCCACGGTCGGCACTTTGGATATGTGCCAGGTTACCGCCGAGAAATGGGAGCTGACAAAATGACGGCAACAGAAGCGCTCTACAAGTTTTTTTCCGGCTTTAATCTCCCCGCGTATCCGGATACAGCGGTACCGAGCGACACCGTAATGCCTTACCTAACCTATTCCGTCTCCGTCGGCGGGTGGGGCGATATGGCGAACTCGCTGACGGTAAAGCTGTGGTATCACACGGAGAAAGAGGCAGAGCCGAACGCTAAGGCAGAGGAAATTTCCCGCACGATAGGACGTGGAGGCATTCAGCTGCCTTGCGATACCGGCACAGTTTGGCTTATGCGGGGTGCGCCGTGGTGCAACAATTCAACATTTTAATCAGATCAATCCATCAAATTGCGGCAACTGAACGTTGCCGCAATTTTCAATACCATATAGGAGGAAATCAATGAAATTTACACAGATTCCGCAGGATACCTTTAAGGAGCTTGTGCTGAATGCCGGTGTTTTGCTTTCGGCCTTTTCGCCCGATACGGCGGAAGTCGCCGACGGCACTATTATTGGCGCTACCAGCGGCGGCTTGACCTTCGCGGCAACGCCCAGCTTCTCCGATTTCGGCGAGGATATCGATAACTGCCCCAAGAACACAAAGGAGTTGAAACGGCTGGAAAGCTGGGAGGTGAAGCTTAGCGGCACTTTCGTATCTGTGAACGCCACTAACGCAAAATCGATGGTGGCCGCCGCTGATGAAGCCGCTGGGAAAATCACGCCCAGAAACGATATTGCCACCGATGATTTCAAGGATATCTGGCTTGTGGCCGACTACTCCGACAAAAACGGCGCGAAAAAGGGCGGCTATCTGGCCATCCATATGCTGAACGGCCTTTCTACTGGCGGTTTCCAGTTGAAAACCGGCGACAAGAACAAAGGCCAGTTCGCATTCGAGTTTACCGGGCATTATTCCATCACGGCGCAGGATACGCCGCCTTTTGAGATTTACGTAAAGGCCGGAGAGGCCGAATCCGCTACGATGTAGGAGGCTAAGCATGAGAAAATTATCTCAACTTGGTACGGACGAGTGCCTGGACGTGCTGTGCGAGATCACCCCGCACATTGTGAATCTCGTTTCTGATGAGGAAATCATGAACGCCATTGGCAAGCCGGTGGACAAGAAAAACTCCACAAAAGTCGGCGTTATGCTGATTGGTGCGCAGAGGATTACCACCGTTGTTCCGTTGCTGCTGAAAACGCACCGCGCCGACATTTATGCTATTTTGTCCATCATGGGCGAAAAGAGCATTGAGGAAGTGGCCGCACAGAGTACAATGGCGACGCTTTGGCAGATTAAGGAGCTTTCCAACGATAAAGAACTGCTGAGTTTTTTCAAATCGTGGGGGCGTGGGGAGCAGAGCGAATAATTAGCGCGCTGTGCGCCCTCCCCAGAGTACGGGCGAGGGCGTACCTCTCCATTCTTCCCATGGAATTGAAAAAGCAATGCGAACGCGAAATTCTTCGGCGCTACATTACCGACGGTATCCAGATGATAACGCAAAACACGGCGGGGTGTGACAAGCGATTGTATCTATCTATCGGATACGAGGATATCATCAGCCCGAAGCCGGAGGAAAGCCGGTCTGCGGAGGATATCGTGGCGGATGTGGTGAAAAATGCCGGGTTGAACCTGGTGACGAAAGGCGGTTGGCAGGATGGCGGCAAATGTATTTGAGCTGTTTGCGACGATTTCACTGGATACAGATGAATATGAGCGTAAACTAAAGGATTCTGAAAACAAAACAAGCACATTCTCCGACGTTCTGAAAGCCAACCTTGCCAGCGGCGCGATTATCGCCGGAGTAAAGAAGCTTGCAGGGGTAGTTGCAGACGTTGGAAAAGCGGCCTACACCAGTTATGCGCGGTATGAGCAGTTAGCCAGTGGCGCACAGCTGATGTTTGGCGACGCTTACGATTTTGTGGCGGAGAAAGCGAGAAACGCCTACAAGTCCGTGCAAATGAGCCAGAACGACTATTTGCAGCAGGTGAATGGATTTGCTACCGGCCTGAAAACCGCCCTTGGCGGCAATGTGCAGGCCGCCGCCAAACTTGCCGACAAAGTTATCACCGCCGAAGCCGACGTTGTGGCGGCAACCGGAACCACTCAAGAGGCCGTGCAAAACGCCTTTAACGGCATCATGAAATCCAACTACACGATGCTGGACAATTTGCAGTTGGGTATTACCCCCACAAAAGAGGGATTCCAGCAGCTGATTGACAAGGTAAACGAGTGGAATGCGGAAACCGGCGAGGCCACCGCCTACACCATCGACAATCTAGCTGACTGCCAAGCTGCCCTTGTGGACTATATCGAAATGCAGGGGCTTTCGAACTATGCTGCGGAAGAAGCGGCAAGGACGATAGAAGGTTCCACGGCATCCATGAAAGCAGCATGGCAGAATCTGGCTACCGGCATGGCTGACAGCAGCGCCGACATGGAAGGACTTACCCAGGACTTTGTGGACAGCGTATTTACAGCCGGAAAGAACATTATACCCCGTGTACAGCAAATCGTTACCGGCGTTGGAACTGCCACGGTAGAAGCTATTTCGTATCTCCGGGAAACGAATAGCGCTATTGATCTTCTCGTAACGGCGTTTGAGTTCGCGGCCACAGCGGCAACCGTTGCCGGTACTGCAATCGGGGCGAATATGGCCGGGAAAGCCATTGCAAATATCGCCACGATATTCACGGCAAATGCTTCGGCGCTTGCGTTCTTCACCGCGGAAAGCGGGAAAGCGGCGGTTGCGGAAGCCACGCTGAATGGTGTATTTTCCGTTAGTGAAATCGCCGTTGGTGTACTCACCGGGAAGATTTCCCTTGCAACTGCGGCGCAATACGCATGGAATACGGCGATAACGGCTAATCCGCTGGGCGTACTGGCGGCGGCTGTAGCTGCTCTGGCGATTGGCATCGGCAAGGCAACCAAGGCACACAAGGCATTCGTCAAAGAGTTAGCCGGAGAGCCGCAGACGGTAGAAGAAGCACGCGCAAAGGTAGAAGAGCTTGAGCAGCAGTACGAGGAAGCTTCAAAAGCCAGGTTGGAAATGTTCACGTCCGATGCTGGTTTCAGCGGCGACACCGTCGAGATGGAGAGATTAGCCGAAGCCATAAAGCAGGCGAAGCAGAATCTTGCCGATTTGGAAGCGCAGGAGCAGGCCGCAGCTGAGGAAGCGGCGAAACCTGTAAATGTGATAAAGGCTGCTTCTGAGGAATACGCCGCCACGGCACAGTCCATTTTGGAGGATTACCAGAATACCTATACCACCATCTATAACGGGCTGCATGATGTTGGTTCTGCATTTACTTCCCAAATAGAAGTTGTGAAAATGTCGTGGGATGATTTCATGGGGAACCTTACGGGTAATACAGAGGTTCTTCAGCAGATCGATGAAGATTTCGCATTCATTTCCGAAAAAGCAGACCTTGCAGGCATCAGCATTGACGGACTAGCTCAATATCTCGCATCCATGAGTACGGGTGAAAAAGCCGGATTCCTTGCGGGAGCGCGAGAAGAACTGGAAGATATGTCTGGTGGTGTCGATGGCCTGAGAGGAAAACTTGCAACCCTTATGGACGGAGTTTCTGCATATGAGGCCGCAGGAACCGAGTCTACTGATGGGCTGGCGTTGGCCGTAGAAAATGTGAAAGCTCGTATGCAGGAAGCTGCAGACAGCTACGTGGAAAAGGTCGGCGATCTTGACCAGGAGGCGGCGGCTACAGAGGCGGCAACCAATACCATGAGTGGTCTGGTTGCCGGTATCGACAGCAGCACGCCGGGAGTTCTGGCTAAGCTGGATTCCCTTGCTTCCCAGATGAAATCACGGCTGACAAATAGCTTTGCCAACTACACGCTCACGATAAAGGCCAATATCAAAGGGAGTAACGTTCCCGGGGCGAAGAGCGGCCTTGATTATGTACCATACGACGATTATCTGGTACGCCTCCACAAGGGGGAAAAAGTTCTCACCGCCGAGGAAGCGCGAGCATATAGGGCTGGAAAATCGGCTGGTGCATCCGGCGTGGCGGACTACGACGGAGTGGGGTTCTCTGGCGGTTCGCGTGGTGTGACGATCATACAGAATATCCAGTCCGTTGCACAAACGCCTGTTGAACTGGCAGCGGCTACAGAAGCGTATTTCACGCAAGCGAGGTGGACGATTTGACGAACTTCAACAATTTAAGCAAGTTGTTCCGCTACGTGAACGAAAACGGGGATAGCGTTACCTTTGATTATGCCGGTGGATATCTTATCAACAAGCCCACGGGCATCGATACGGTAACGGTATCCCTGTCTCAGGCGAAAGGCATCAACCAGACGGGGGCGACAATTCAGAGCAAAAACGTTCAGCCCCGGCCTGTAAATGTCAACGGGTATCTGGTGGGAGACGGACAAGCAGCGAATAAAGAAAAGCTGCTTTCCGTCATCCGCCCCGATATTTCCGGGAAGCTATATGCGGATGATTACTATCTGAATGTTTGGCCTACGGCGACACCAAACATTGAGGCGAAACAATGGGGCGCACAGTTCCAGTTCTCCCTTTTGGCGGCGTATCCGTATTGGTGCAAGGACGATTCCGCAGCGGTAACGTTATCCGGCATTCAAAAGCTATTCAAATTCCCGTGGAACATTTCAAGGCCGTATCGTTTCGGCCAGCTGTTTGAAGCGAAATTTATCAATGTGGAGAATCGCGGCCAGGTTCCCGTCCCGTTTACTGCTACTCTTTCGGCAAGCGGTGATGTGGAAAACCCCAAAATCACCAGCGCCGCGACGGGAAAATTTCTGCTGATAAATAAAACTATCGTCAGCGGGGAGCGGCTGATCGTAGAGATTACGCACGATCGGGCAACTGTAACGTCATCCGTCGACGGAGATTGCCGGGGCGCGTTGAGCCTGAAAAGCACTTTGTTTCAGCTGGAAGTTGGGGACAATGTGTTGAAGCCGGAAGCGACAAGCGGGCTTGCGAATTTGCAGGTGGATATTGATTTCGCAACGGAGATCGTGGGGATTGCGCTATGAGCTTTGAAATCTATAAAGAGGACTTTTCCACCCGGTACGAAATCCGGCACGCAATCAGTGTTATCATGAATATTTACTACAACGATATCGGAAAGCTGATACTGGTTGCGCCGGTAAGCGACTACAACATTAACGTGCTAAAAGTTGGCAATCTCCTGTATGATACGAGCAGAAACGTAACATTTGTGATAGAAAACACAAAGATTGACACGACTACGAACCGCATAACGGCGAATGGATACACCGCGAACTGGCTTTTGAATAAGCGCATCATTGCATCGGAATACCACATGACAACTATCGAGGCGGGCGTGTACAAGCTGATAAGCGATAATCTCCGGGGAATGACAAGGATTCAAGTTGCACAGGCAACCGGGATGACCGATAAAACGGACAATGTTTTCATGGGTGGGAATTTGCTGGATGAAATTATCCCGTTTCTTGAAGAAAAAGGCATAGGCCACACAATGGAGTGGAACCCCGACGACATGACACACACTTTCCGCCTTTACAAGGGGCGCGACCTGACGGCTGGCATTCACGCTATTGTCTTTTCGGAGGAACAGGGAAGCGCAAAAGACCTTGTAATTAACGACGACGATTCCACACTTTGCAATGTGGCCTATGTGCAAGGAAGCCTTAGCGGCACAGACAACACATTCGTTGAGATCGTTGGTGATATCACCGGAGACAATCGCCGGGAAGTGTGGTTCAATACAGCCGTTCGGCAGGAAAATGACGAATCTGAGGCTGATTGCAAAGCCCGTGCGCGTGCTTATGGACAGATGGAGCTGGGAAAGCGAATCCGACGGAAGTCCTTTTCCGTATCCATCGACCCGGAAGATCTGGGCAAGTATTACGCTCTGGGGGACATTGTATCGTGCGTATCTGCTCGGTTTGGGGTATCGTTCAGCGCCCGGATTACGGGAATTAAGTACACCTTGGATAGCAACAAAGCCCGGACAGAAGTTATCCTGGGCGACCCTATTCTTACAGCATTGGGGGCAATGAAATTAAATGGCTAATATCAAAAGTTTTCCCAACAACCAAGATACATACATAGGCGCAGAAGATGTTATGCGCTGGCATCATGGCCGCACATCCGGCGTTTTTGCCGCTGGCAGTAATGCGTCCGTGCAGGCGCTTTCCACGCCCGGAATGGCAGTGGAAGTCTCAGACGGCACCGGATGGATGGCGAATTCCGGCAGGAACGGCATTGTGTGGTGGATTGATAATGAATCTGTTGACGGTGCCAAATTGCAGCTTGCCGTTGACGCGGCAGATGGCGTTCTGAATCGGATTGATCGCGTAATCGTGGAGTGGAAAACCACAAACTACGTGGACTATCCGGAAGTGAAAATCTTGAAAGGCGCAAAATCAGGGACGGCAGCAGCCCCGGCGCTGACGAACAACAGCACAATCCGGCAGATCAGCCTTGCGCGGATTTCCGTTGCAGCCGGTACAACTGCTATCACCGCTTCCATGATTACGGATGAACGGCTTGACGCTTCGGTGTGCGGGCTGGTGACGGAAAAGGTGGGCATTGATACAAGCACAATGCAGAGCCAGTTTTCCACTCTCCTGCAAGAAACGCAGGCGCAAGTAAAAGATGTGCTTGATGATACCACGGCGCAAGCCACATCGGTGCTGGATTCCATCAACCGGGAGTTGGCCGATCTGGAAGCCGGTACGGCGGTGGAGCTGAAAAAGCTTCTGTTCACGGATACCAGCGTACCGGTATCCGCGTTTGTGGCTGATTCTACATATCAGGATTACCCATTCCGCGCGGCAATCGCACTGACGGGAGTTCTGAACTCCATGATTCCAGAGGTGGTTCTTAGCGTGGCAGACGCAATTGACGGAAATTTTGCCCCTGTTGCGGCTACCTACAACGGCGGTGTGTATCTGTATGCCGCAAGCGCCCCGGAATCGGCAATTACGATTCCCACCATTATTTGCTGGAAAGGCGGTGCAAACATATGATTGGCAGAGTAAATACCGGGGGCGGTGGTTCCGGCGGCACCCTTACCGTCACAGCCCCGGCGAACGTCACGGTGACTGTTTCCAAGGACGGAAAGACGAAGACCAAGAACTCCGGCACGAGCGGCGTAGTGGTGTTCAAGGGACTTGCAAGCGGGACGTGGACGGTTACCATCACCGGCGACGGCAAGACTGCTCAAAAGAATGTTGTGGTCACGACGGAGTACAGCACGGCGATTTCGTTCAATACCATCCCCGAATTTACCTACACCGGCGATTACGAAATTGTCAACGATTCTGACGAGCCTATCACCGTATCTCAGGGCAACTGGAAAATCCGCTTCCTCACCTCTGGCACGCTGACGTTTACCAACCTCAACGGTGCGGAGGGCGGTATCGACGTCTTCCTTGTTGGGGGTGGCGCAAGCGGTGGCGGACGTGGCGGCGGTGGTGGTGGGTATACAAAGACGCAAAAATCCGTTTCCGTGAAGGTAGGTATAGAATACCCAATCATAGTTGGTGCGGGCGGTGTTGGCCCTACTACAAGTAATAGAGTTCCACCAAACGCCGGTGGCACAACGTCTGCATTTGGCTTGACCGCCAATGGCGGTGACACTAGCACAACCGGTGACTACCCTAGTTCGGGCGGATCTGGTGGCGGCTCAGGGAGAGTTGGAGGTGCTGGTTATTCTGGCGGTTCTGACGGATCTTCCGGCGGCGGTGATCTTGGTGGTAGCGGCCAGGGAACAACAACAAGAGAATTTGAGGAAGCCAATGGCACACTTTACGCTGGCGGTGGCGGAGGCGGGGCTGTGACGACTAATGAAACATCGTCTGGCGGTGCTGGCGGCGGTGGTGATGGTGGTGGTAATGGTGCAAACCCAAAACCAAAAAACGGTGACGCAAACACGGGCGGCGGCGGTGGTGGACTTGGTAACTTACATTCTGCTGCAACATACGCTTCCGGCGGTTCCGGCATCGTAATCGCCCGCAATAAGCGATAGGAGGGCAACACATGGCTAAAAGTATGGCACTTATTGAAAACGGCACCATAACCAACATGCTGTGGTGTTCCGATGCCCAGCCCGAAACGGCATCCCTAATCAACCCCGCAGACCGCCCCGTGGCTATCGGCGATACCTACAGCAATGGTAAATTTTATCGGGACGGGGTGGAAATCCTCACCCCGCTGGAAGAAGCGTTGAAAAAGAACGCCGAATACGAAGCGGCTCTTCAGGAGATTGAAACCGCTCTGGGGGTGAATAACACATGATGACCATAGAAGAACGCAAAAACGCCATTATTGCGAAAATCCTGGAAATAAAAACCAGCGGCGGCGAGGAACAGCTGAAAGAGCTGGATGAAGCCTACAAGAAAGGGGTTGACAGTCTGTGACACAAGAGGAAAGAAAAAGCATCATGTATGCTCAGGGACGGGCGAACGCACTTGCCTTGCAGGAGAAAGCCCCGGGCATGACAGGCACCGAACTGAACGCGGCGGATAGCGACATTCCCGGTTTCAAGGCTGCTGTCGCAAACAAAAACATGTTGGAGCGCAAGGCCGGGTTTGTGTGTCAGTCGTCTGCTGGCCGTGTGGTGCGGCTTGTGCAGCCCTATGACAGCACTATCTACACTAAGGAGCCAGAGGAACTTCCGGCGCAGTGGGGGTTTGCTTGGAGCACAGACCCAGCAAAAGCGTTGCCGTTCGTCGCCGTGTCTACCAGCCCCTACAATAAGGGCGACTGCTGCACGGAAGGCGGTAAAGTATACCGTTCAACGATGGGCAATAATGTATGGTCGCCGTCCGCATACCCCAAGGGCTGGGAAGAGGTGAACGTATGACGGTAAAGCAAATTCAATGCCTGTTGACTTATCTAGGCTATTCTCCCGGCACGATTGACGGCATTGAGGGCAGGAATACCCAAGGGGCAATCCGGGCGTTTCAGGCCGACTACGGGCTTACCGTGGACGGGATACCGGGTTCGGCTACCCAGAAAATGCTGATTGGTGCCATTGCCGGGACGGCGGTAAGGGTGGAGAAGCCGGAAAGCAGCGACGCGCCGAAGACGGGAACATTCTGGGACGACATCAAGTACTTCACCCGGGAGGAGTTCCGGTGCCAGTGCGGCGGAAAATACTGCAACGGCTTCCCCGCAGAACCGGTGGAGGAAACCGTCCGCATGGCGGATGAGATACGCCGCCGGGTGGGGGTTCCCCTGAATGTGAATTCCGGTGTGCGGTGCAAGCGGCACAATGCCGAAGTGGGCGGAGTATCCAACTCCCTGCACACCACAGGACAGGCTGTTGACCTCTCGGGGGCTATCTCCCCGGAGAAACTGTATGCCATAGCCCAGGAGGTACAGGCCAAGAAAATCCCCGGGCGGGGCGGCCTGGGGCTTTACGGATGGGGGATTCACGAGGACAACGGGAAATACAGCCGGTGGAACGGCTGAGAAGGGAGTATGCCAATGGAAGAAGCTGAGATCACCAAGTGGATTTCCGCTGTAGAGCAGCGGGGGAAATCCAACTCTCACCGGCTGGACGCTCTGGAAAAGCAGACGGAAGCGCTGAACACGCTGGCAACATCCGTCGCCGTCATGGCGGAGAAGGTGGAGGTCACCGGGGAAAAGGTTGACGGCCTCTGCACGGACGTGCAGGAGCTGAAATCCGAACCCGGCAAGCGGTGGAAATCGGTGGTAGAAAGGGTCATCTACATCGTCGTAGCCGCTGTCGTAGGGTTTATTCTTGCCCGGCTTGGGCTGGGCTAAATTTAAGGAGGAACAACATGAAACTTTTTATCAGCCAACCAATGAAAGGCAAAACCAATGAAGAAATTGAAGCAGAAAGAGCGGAGGTAATAAGCCGTTTTGAAGCTGAGGGAATCAAAGTCGAAATTATTGATTCCTTTTTCAAAAACGCCCCCGCCCAAGCTGCCCCTCTGTGGTATCTCGGAGAGTCCATTAAGCTGCTGGGAGAGGCAGATGTTGTGTACTTCTGCAAGGATTGGCAGCACTACAATGGATGCACCATCGAGCATGAATGCGCCGTGAGATACGGCAAGAAAATTTTATACGCTTAACGAACAAGGAGGAAAACAAAAATGATTAACTGGGTTGTACGTATCAAGAACAAGAACTTCTGGCTGGCCGCAATTCCTGCGCTGCTTCTGCTGGTGCAGACGGTAGCTGCCCTGTTCGGCTTTACGCTGGACTTGGGCGAAATCGGCGACAAGCTTCTGGCCGTGGTGAACGCCGTGTTTGCCCTGCTGGTGATCCTGGGCGTGGTCAATGATCCTACCACCGCCGGTATTGCTGACAGCAAACAGGCAAGAACTTACAGTTCCCCCAAGGAGGACTGATGTGACAAGTGGATAAAGTCCCGTGGAATCGGGTGATTCTGGATGAGTTCTGTTCTCTGGCGATTCTTACGCCGCTAGAGGAAAAGATCATCCGCACCCGAGCCGCCGGATGGAGCCGTGTACAGCAGTGCCACGCTTACGGCATGTCCCTTGCCACATTAGATAGGTACATTAGGAAGTTGAAAAACTCCTATAACAGTGTGCAGGAGTATAGCTACATACTCCCAAAAAACATAGACTTCTGATAGCTTTTTGAAGGATATGTGATTGTAAGTCGGTAGGGAAACGAGAGTTTCCCTACCGACTTTTTTGTTATTCTATAGGCAGAAAGGGGGCGTTGCCTATGGCTGAATTTCAAAGCTTTAATCCAAATCCCCGCGCCGCGAAAGTCGGCGATTGCGCAGTCAGAGCTGTGGCAAAGGCTCTGGGAATTGACTGGTATCAATCATACGTTGAGCTGGCCAGCGAGGGGCTGACTCAATGTGATATGCCTAGCGCAAATAACGTATGGGGCGCGGTGTTACGGCGGCACGGATTCAGGCGGGCGGCAATCCCGGCGGAATGCCCGGATTGCTACACCGTAGGCGATTTTATCCGGGAATACCCTGACGGGATCTACGTTGTCGCGCTGAAAAACCACGTTGTTGCCGTGGAAAACGGCGTTTTGTACGATACTTGGAACTCAATGGACGAAAATCCTATCTATTTTTGGAGGCGTGAATGATGGCAAATCCTTATATGCAGCCCAACTACCAATCCGGCTATTTTCAGCCCAATTATTTCCAGCCGCAAATGCCCATCGGGCAACCGCAGATACCCGTCCAAGGCCAACAGCCGCCCCTTGATGACCGAATTTGGGTAGCTTCGGAATCTGCGGCGGAGGCGTTTATCGTCACGGCAAACGGATTTGTGCGGCTCTGGGACAGCAACAAGCCTGTATTCTACGAAAAGCGGACGGACGCGCAAGGGCGACCAATGCCGATTGTAGCGTATGAATACAAAATCCGGGACGCAGGAGCTACTCCGGAGGCAGTCAACGCAGGATTTGAGCAGCGGCTTTCCGCTGTAGAGGAACGGCTGAACCAGCTGACGGATGGAAAACGCGATGCCAAGAAAGCGGAGGTAAAACGCAATGACGCCTAATCCTATGCAGATGATTTCTCAATTCCCCCAATTTATGCAGCAGATGAGGGGGCAAGACCCGCAGCAACTGCTTAATCAGCTTGTGCAGAGCGGGCGTGTAAACCAGCAGCAGCTTAACCAAGCCCAGCAAATGGCACAGCAGATGCAGGGGCAGTTTGAGCAATTCCGGGGCATGTTTGGCTTCGGAGCGCCTAGAAGGTAAACAATAATCTGGCCAGATTTTGTTATATTTTTCATCTTTTGAAAGGAGAACAAAATGAGTATTACAGCAAGTGAAATGACCCCCGCTGATATCAGAGCTGTCACCGATGGCAACAACGGCGGCTATGGCGGAGGTTGGGGCGGTGATTGGTCTGCATGGATCATCATTTTCCTGATCTTCGGCTTCTTCGGCTGGGGCGGCAACGGCTGGGGCGGAGGCTTTGGCGGCCGTGGCTCCGGCGCTGGCGTGGTGGACGGGTATGTTCTCGCGTCCGATTTTTCCAACATCGAGCGGAAAATTGACGGCGTGAACAACGGTGTCTGCGACGGCTTCTACGCCATGAATACCGGGATGCTCAATGGGTTTGCAGGCGTGAACCAGAATATCAGCAACGGTTTCCAGGCGGCGGAGCTTTCCCGGTGCAATCAGCAGGCTGCCTTGATGCAGCAGCTTTTCCAGATGCAGATGGCAAATCAGGAGTGCTGCTGCGAAAATCGCGCCGCTATCCAGGGCGTAAATTACAACATGGCTACCCAGAGCTGCGACACCCGGAACACCATCCAGAACACCACCCGTGATATCATCGATGCCATGAACTGCGGTTTCCGCTCCATCGACCAGCGCTTGACTGCCCAGGAGCTGGCGGCGAAAGATCAGAAAATCGCCGATCAGAATCAGCAGCTCTTTATGGCGCAGCTGGCCGCTTCCCAGAATGCCCAGAATCTCACGATCAAGGGCTATGTGGAGAACCAGTTCGCGTACTACAATCCCCGCCCGGTTCCCGCTTATCAGGTGCAGAATCCCAACTGCTGCTACGGTAACGGCTACGGCTGCGGGAGTGTAGCGTAAGGAGGGACTAGCATGGCGGTTGAACTTACTGCGAACGCTGTCCAGGCGGTGCCCGCCGGACAAAACGTGCTGTTTACCGATGCGCCGGTGAAATGCGGGCGGGGGTATGTTGTTCACCGTGAAGGCGCTGGGCTGGTGACACTTCGGGGCATTTGCAATGGATGTTCCCCAATCGCGCGGTATCGCGTGCTTTTCGTGGGAAACATCTCCGTGCCTACCGGCGGAACCGCTGGGGCTATCAGCGTAGCGCTGGCGCTGGGCGGTGAAGCGCTTCCCACCACTACGGCGACGGCAACACCCGCCGCCGTGGGAGACGCATTCAACGTGGCAACCTCCGCGTTTGTGGATGTTCCACGTGGGTGCTGCGTGGCGTTATCCGTGCGCAATGTCTCCGCGCAGGCAATCGATGTTGCCAACGCCAATCTGATGATTGAGCGCGTGGCCTAGGAGGTGAAATTATGAAGCACTGGGAACAGTTGAGAGATACACTTTGCCGGGAACTGGACGAAATCGCCGAAAAAGGCGAACTGTCCGCCGGTGATCTGGAAACCGTGGACAAGCTGACGCACACCATGAAGAATCTGGATAAGATCATGATGGGTGAAGGGTACAGCAGCGCCGGGGACTGGTACGCCATGGGCAACTATGGACGGGATGGCTATAGAGCCGATTACCGGGACGGCGTGAGCTACCGAAGCCGTAAACGCGATAGCATGGGGCGCTACAGCCGCGCAGACGCCAAGGAAGATATTGCGGATAAGCTGCGGCGCATGATTGATGAAGCGCCGGATAGCCGGACACGAGAGGCTTTAGAAAAGGCCGTCCGTTGTATGGAGGATTAAAAAATGTTGGCAGAGCGGGATTTGCTGGAAACAATCGAAGAATGTAAAGCAGTGAAGCGCCCGACGGCGGCAACATGCCAGTTAATGGCCTCATGCTATACCATTCTAGATCACATGTTCCCGGGATATTCCCGCTCTGCTGATGTTTCCCCCGTAAGCTTGTATTCCTCCGCTCCTGCGCCACAAAATGATGAAATATCCGGGAGCGAGTTTGCAATTGCCGCAAATTCAGCGGGAATGAAACGGCTGTTAGAAGTGATGGACGAACACATGGAGTGCATTCAGCTGATATACCCCAAAGAATACGCGGCGATTATGCGGCGGCTCAGAGAATGAGCGGCAAAATTCCGTTGCCAATCCGTTGCCAATTTGCACCCTAAAAACGTATCACACGCGGGAAAATATTAAAATCTGTGGTAATATTTTCCCGCAGAATAGTTCGGAGAACGCGGGAATATAGCTGATAAAGCAATAAAAAAGCCCTAGAATAAGTTTCTAGGGCTTTTTCTGTTTGGTGGAGCCGAGGGGAATCGAACCCCATAAATAAAATTCAAAAACTGTTGCGGCACTAGCAACTTTTATTTTTCATTTCCAATTCCGTTGCCAATTTGCGCTTTTTCATCGCTTCGGTGGTGAAGTAGTCGCAGAAGTCGCTGGAGCGTTTGGCAATATCTTTCTGGGCGAGGTGCGTGTAGATATTGTGCATGGTAGACAAGTCACTCCACCCGCCGATTTCGGCGGCGATCATTTCCGGAATTTGCAAGTGGTAGGCCAGAGATGCGAAGCTGTGGCGCAGCCCATGCAGATCAACCACGGTGATTCCAGCGGCGGCGCAGACTTTGCCTAAATTATTGTAGATGGTTTCTGCGCTTGCCTTTACCACGTTTCCGGTCTTCTGCTCCTGCGCTTTCAGCGCCTCTAGAAGCGGCGGAATGATAGGCACAGAGCGGCGGGACTTCGCCGTTTTGTTTTGTGGCTTCTGCACAAGCCCAGCCGCCCCCATGACGATTGCGCCGCGAACGTGCATCACCTTGTTTTCCAAATCTACGTTTGCCCAGTCCATGGCGATCATTTCCGAGCGGCGCAGGGAGGAAAGGCACATCAGATACGGGATTTCAAATCGGTGGCCTTTTATAGCTTCCACAAACTTATCTATCTCGTCCGGCGTGAGGTATGCCCGTTCGTTGTGTTCCGGGGGATACAGCATCACCTCTGGGCGCGGAGCACCGGCGGCGACGATGCAGGCGGAAAAGAACATCCACCCATTTTTGATATACTTCGGGGATTTCCCGGCCTTGTGTTCCTGCCTGATAGCGGCCTGCCATTGGTCATTGGAGACTGTGAAAATGTTCCGCTTCATCATGCCTAGCAGCATATTCCGCTTGAACTTCTCGTACCCTGCAATGGTGGATGGGGAAAGGAATCCCTCTTTTGATGCAATGTAGCTTTTGACGGCTTCTTCCAGCGTGATGTCTTTCCCGTCCTTCTTCTCGCGGACTTCCACAAGGCCGTTTTTCAAGGCGAGATATTCGGCCACGCATTCATCATATGTATCTTTCGTAATCGATACGCGGCGATTCTCTATCAATACACGTGTGTGCCACGCCCCAGAGGGGAGCTGCTTAATTTTTGGGAGCCTGATTTCCGGCTCATTCTTTCTTTTTGCCATAAGGAATCCCCCTTTACATGCGGTTAGAAAAAATGGCAGACCGCCGAAACGGTCTGCCACTGTTTTTGAGAACTAGGTGGGGCGACGCTCCCACATCTCCTAACAAGGGCGACGGCTGCCCGTTCCGTCTTCTAGTCCTTTCTGCTTTTGAGCAACGCGGCCTTGGTTTCGATAATATTTAACGGACTATGTAGAACCCCACGTTCAACCATGTTCAAGTAGGCAAGCGCTTTTACACGGATGTTTTTCTTTATATTTTTGTTTTCCAAAACATAAGGCACATTGTTGATATTGTATGGGCGTAGTACATGTTCCGGGAGGACGGGGAACATATCGCAGATAATAAAAGCCCTGTCTTTTCCGTATATCGGCGCTATGAGGTAATGCACGCAGTTTCCGGAGCCGTGCCGCCTCTCACTTTCATATATCAGCCGCTTGTATTTATCTACGTTGGTACTCATTGGAACCATCCATAGGACACCGGATTTGTCCGCCATAGCGTAGTAGTGGGGGCGGCTCTCCTGCTTATTCTTCATATAGCGGTTGTTCCCGTATTTTTCAAAGAAAGCATCACGGATTATGTATATTCCGGAGTCCTGTATCTCTGTCATTTGTTATCCCCCAAAAAAGAATGCCGAACCGGCATGGCGGCCAGTCCGGCATTTTCAGGCCGGAGTTTTGTATCCCGCTCCCGGCAAGCGGCAGTCTCACAACAAGCCGAAGTCTTATATCCCGCTCTCGGCAGGCGGCAAATTAGGGCGGACGATGAACGTCGTCTATATAGCGTAGGTGGTTATCCTACGTCTATATTGTACCCCGAGAAATGGAAAATAGCAATAGACAGATTGACCAAAAACGGAAAAATATTTCCGACAATCGTAAAAATTTATCTTACCTCTGAATCCATCCGGTTCCCGGGTGCATGATATCGAAGATGAGCCAGCCTACTAGGAAGATTACCAGCACCGCAATGGAAATGCCCATAATCAGAATCACCCGCCGATTCTGGCGGTTGAGAATGCTGTAGTGCGTTTGCAGCTGCATGGTGTGCCGCCTGTAGTCCTCGCTCTGGCGGATGATCGTTGCCTGAAGATATTCCACATATTCCTCCATGGACTGGCCGGGGGCAGGTAGCACAGGGTGTTCCTCCGGGGTGTACTGCACGGCGGCCTCAATGCTCTGCACAAGCCTTGCCGTCGGCTCCGTCGCACCATTCAGGGCGCGGCAGATCGTGGCCTTGGATACGCCGCAGGTTTCTGCCAACTCCTGCTGGGACATGCCCCGCTCCTTCCGCAGGGCTTCCAATTCTGATAAATGCTCGGAAATATTCATAAAACCGCCTCCAAAAACGGAATGTTTCACATATGGAACGATTGTTGCGAAAATGGAACGGGAATTTCACATCTGGGGCTTTACGAAACGCCTGTGTGTGGTGTATGGTGGTATTGCAACCGGCAAGGGACACACGGCGTTACCGGCGGCAAGCCCCGCCACCTTGTGGCACGGGTGGCGGGGCATATCAGAAATTAGTGAATTTTCTTATAGGTAACTTCCAGCCCTGTATTGGGATGATATTTCCACGTTACAGTTACATTTTTACTGTTGTATGTTTCGGTTTGCCTCCCATCGGATGCGGATGTTTCGTTCATCTGATTAAAAAGGGAATCTGGAAGTCCCAACATTCCGTTGATGGTAGGTATTGTAACGTAAGCGTCACGGCAATAAAGGCCGGAATCATCATAGTCATACGGATTTGTATCAATGCTCAAATAACTACCGTCCGACCCGACTTGCGCCCACGTGGGATCACAGAGCATATCGTATAACTGCTTAAAATTGGGCTTAGTAGCTCGCTGAATGAATATGAACGCTACGACAAAAATTGCGACCATTGCAATAATTGCCGGAACAAAATAGCTTTTCTTCTTGGGTTCGGCCTTTTGCTTGGGGGGAGCATTTAGATCAGCGCCGCAGTTATCACAAAATTTTTGATTTTCTCTTATGGCAGCGCCGCAGGACGGGCATACCATTTGGGGGGTATTTTGTTCGCCTGATGTTTCGAGTTCATTTGTTAAATCTTCCATAGTGATACCTCTTTCCTTTTTATTCAGGTATGCGAGATAGATTTCTATGCCCGCGACCTACATAAAAATAATACCACGCTCAGAAAATAATTTCAACGAAAAGAAAAATTTTTGTGCATTTTTCTAATTAGTCCAGTTTATTGGACACATGACGTGCTATTATACGCTTCGTAATCAAACAAACGTTTATAAATACACAATGGAGGGTACAGACATGAAGGAAAGAGAAGAACTGATCCGGTACATATCCAATTTGGCAGAAGCAGACATGAAGAAAATCATTCAGCGTCTTCCAGAATTGATTTCAAAACTCGAAGCGCAAGGGCTGCCTGTTCGTCTGTTAAAGGATACACATATTGAATAAGCCGCGCTTTTACGTCAGACAGCTCACTGGGAACGGTGAGCTGTTCTTTTTTGTCGGCGCTGTCCCAACCCATAAGGAATGATGTCGTTACGCCGATTGCGCTTGCAATTTTTTCGAGCCGATCAATTGGAATCTTCTCCGTCTGCCCGGTAGCATACCGCTGTAAAGCAGACTTTGGAATACCTGTTTTATCCGATAAATCGCCATAGGAGATATCCTTGCAAGTTATCGTTTCTAGGATTCTCTTTGAAATATCGCTCATAATGGCACCTCCCTTCTGCGTATAGAATAACACGGTTATCCCAAAATTGCAATACCGGAACAAAAAATTTTTCGAAATTGTCCCAATTTTGGGTTGACAAATGAGGAGAAGCGTGATAATATAAAGGCGTCCCAAAAATGAGACGGAAGGAGGGCAAAGCATGTCGACGAACAAGTTAAAAGGGAAGATTGTAGAAGCGGGATTTACTCAGCGGTCTCTGGCTCTGGAAATCGGTATGTCCAAAAACACATTGAATTCCAAGGTGAACGGGAAGATTCCGTTTAACACTATCGAGATAGAGGCTATATGCGAGAAGCTTGGCATCACCGACCCGGCAGAAAAGGCACTTATTTTTTTACACTAATCGTCCCAAAAATGGGACAAGCCTAGAAGGGGGGGAGATAGGATGAGAGCGAACATTGAGGCGGAACGGGGGCGCATGTGCATGACAAAGACGGCCTTGTGCGCCGAATTGGGAATTACGTTGAAGACATATAACGGTTATATCAGAGGCGCAGCAATTCCGTCGGATATCTTGGAGAGACTGTCTGACATAACCGGATGTTCCATTGACTACCTGCTGGGTCGAGAATCGTGAGCAATGACGGCATGATCTTCCGCTTCGGTGGAAGGCCGTTTTGCTGACTGCGGCGGGGAACAAAAAGACGATGGAGGGTGATCTCCATCGTCCTAAGCCAAATTTGTTTACCCTTTATTCCCTGCAGGTTTTCACCGCCTAAGACCACCCTTAGGCTTCTTCGGGAAATCTTGTCACTTTCGCAGTTTTGGTTCTGCGCATGGCCTTCTCGCTGGCAAGCCAACGGGAGTGCTGAGATATGGTGGGATATGATTACCGGCATATCACCATGAGTTTTTACCTCTTCACTGAGAATCCGCCATATCTAAGCAAACTGCATTTTGCGCCGGTTTTACGTGCTTTGGCAACCACTATTGCGACCCAGTGGAAAGGGAGCAGGCAAAAACAAAAGGTTGGTCAAAAGGCCACCTCCTTTGGATTTGCCCTAGAGAGGGCTGCAAATAGCATACCAAATTTCCCCGCCGCAGTCAATATAGTTATCAAAAAAAGTATTATTCTACCGGGTTTGCAAGCGAATGATGCTTCAACAAACAAGCCTAGCAAACCAGATAACGGGAGGGAGTTGCCGATGGCGTCCAACACATTCACACATTTCACAGGGAAAACAAAACGGATTCAGACGCCGAAGCGAAAAAAGAAGCCAAAGCAAAAACGAGTTCACATGAACAAATACGAGCATTCGCGGAGGAGGTGAATCCGGTGCAGATCACAATTGAAGGAACGGTAAAAGAGGTTGCCGCCCTTGTACTGGAACTACAAGAGCGGCGCAGGAACGAATCAGAAGTCTCCAATACTTATGCCTGCAATCTGGTCGTAAAAGATGACGATATTTCCAATATTGACATCTGCTCCATTCCCAAGACGGATGCGAGCGTCCGTTAAGTGCAAATACCCGTCATTGCCATCAACATTATCTACGCCGTATTGGTCAGCGACTTCCCTGAGTAATTCAGCAAAGAATAGTTTTTCCAGGGCTGCATCACCTTCATCCAAGATTTTGCCTGAGATAATCCCAGCAGATGTAACAATGATGATTCTATTCATTTTCAGCCCATCGGATTTTGTTGCCAGCGCAATAGTCCGAATAATTTGCTTTTTCAGTGTATCACCCACAATATCACCCCCTTTCGAGGTGATTCTACCACGGCAAAAATCATTTATCAATAGCCAAAACGGTCCGAAAAGACCGTCCGCCGGAACCGCCCCACCGGTGCTGATGATGGCAGGGCAAACACCGTGACAATATGAGCGCCCCCGCTTTTATGGCTCTGGGTATTGGGTATCCATCCCCATGTAAAAGGCACGACCACCCGGAAATTGCTCGACGGGGCTTGACGGTGAAGAAAATATCGGGGAGCTGGCATTCAGCTTGAGTGAAAAATTTAGCAAAGGAGGAAATGAAAATGCCTGAGAAAATCGTAACCGTTCTCGAAAATATCGCGGCTGTAAAAGGCCAGGACTACGTTGAGGGGCTGGTGGATATGGCGAATATCCTTGCCCCCAAGGTAAAGCCCGCAGATAAAGAGAGCGAGGGGAAAGACAATGCCTAGAATCCGGCAGTATGCCGAGCGCTACGCAGTGGAGGATTTTTGGAAAGAAATCGACCGCTGCTGTCCCCTGGCGGGGATTCAGAGCAACAACGCCGCCGCTCTGGGGCGGGGAATCGGGGTGGATGGGCAAAACCTGCGGCACTACCGAAATGGAAAAACCGTTATGCCCCTTGACGTTCTGCGGAAGCTGGTAACCACCCTCCACCCCAACCCGGCGGTGATTCTGAAAACCCTGGGGTACTCTGAGAAGGAGATACGGGCGTTTGCGAGGGAATTGCAGTGATCAGCCACGCGGTGGCGTAGCGAGGCTGAGCAGTGGTAGGCGCTGCAAAGGCGAGGATCGCACGGGGAGGCGAAGCCGCGGCTTGGCTCCGAGTGGCTGAGCAAGGGCTATGATCGGCTCAGCGGCGCAGCGCACAGCATCGCAAGGGCATTGCATAGAATCGCTAGGCGAGGGCACGCACAGCAAGGGCACCGATAGGGACAACAAAGCAAGGCAGAGCAGAGGCAAGGGGAAGCACAGCTGGGCAAGGGCACTGATATGGTGCGCGTTGCAACGAGAAAACCGCCCCCGGGCGTGCGGAACACCCGAGAGCGGCAGTCAATGGAAATCATCTTTATTTTACCAAAAGAAAGGAAAAAAGTCAAATGGAAATCAGCAAAATCAAGGCAAGAATCACATTTTTTGAGGAACTTCTGGGTACGTGCAGCGGAAATAAGGAGCTGCACCGGGAGTTCATCGCTTCCAAGGCTCCCGACGCCGAGAGCATGGAAGAGGAAGTCGCCGCAATCGGCGTGGACGGCATGATGGAGAAATCCATGACGGTATTCCCCCGGGACGAGAACGGGCAGCCGTTCCTGTATGACTACCAGATCAAGGGCTTTTTCAAGGATTCCTGCGGCGTTCTTCGGAAGGTTCCCGGCACAAAGGCCAGCAAGATCAAGGCGTACAAAAAGGAAATCGACGGCCTCCTGTTTGTCTCCCCCCGAAAGATTCCCCTGGACCTGAACGGCGGCGAGATTGGCGTGTGTGAGCGCCCCCTCCGGGCATCCACGGCGCAGGGTGAGCGGATTGCCCTTTCCAGCAGCGAGACAGCACCGGCAGGGACTTCCATTGAGATTCAGATCGATTGCCTGACCAAGGACATGCACGATCTGGCGCTGGAATGCCTGGAGTACGGCAAGCTTCGGGGTATCGGCCAGTGGCGAAACAGTGGGAAGGGACGCTATACATACGAGCTGATTTAAGGCGCAAGGGCATAGCCTAGCTTGGCCTCGCTCAGCAATGGCCTAGATATGAGATGCGTTGCAGAGGCATGGCAAAGCATCGAAATCCTATGCAATGGCGCAGCACAGCACAGCTCGGAAAAGCATGGATTTGAAATCTACGGCAGAATGCCGAAATTGAAAGGAGTTATTTATGGCGAAATACAAAGTTGGGGATAAGGTGCGGATTGTGAGCAAGAGGACGCAGCAGTGCTGGAACCCTTATATGGACAAGCATCTGGGAAAGACCATGACGATCATAAAATCCGGAATCAACGGTGAAGGAGTTTACTATTGCATGGAGGAGGATCGCGACGATTTTCTTGGGCATTGGTGCTGGTACGAATACATGATCGCTGGCCTTGCAGAGCCTGAGCGGGAACCCTGCACCGTGGAACTCCGCTTTGACGGGATGATTACCACGGCCACGCTGAAACGTGGAGGACGGGACGTGAAGACCGCAGAAGCCCGGTGCAATCCGGAGGATACCTACAGCCGCGCGGAGGGCGCAAGGGTCGCCGTTGAGCGGCTGTTCGAGAAGAAGCGCAAGGAGGACAAGCCGGAAAAGTACACGCCCAAGGTTGGGGACAAGTTCAAGATTGTAGGGAAATCTCACTACCACGGGTTTAGCATCGGCGAAACCGTCAGACTTATTCGTATTTGCGAGCAAGGTAAACGTTACGAAAATTGCCGTGGCCTGGGTCAGTGGGTTTGTGATTCCGACGTCAAGCCCTATAAGGAGAACGCCAAATGACACCCAACGAAACGACCCAGCTTCGCACCATGGCGGAAATGAACCGCCGGTTGCGCCGGGAAAATGAGCATCTGCGGGAATCCCTTTTCATGGAATCGAAGGAACGTAAGGCGTTTGACGATGAGAACGTGGAGCTTTTCGACGTAGTTCACAAAAACCACGACAGGAGGTGAACGATATGGCAAGCAGGAACAAGCCCGTGGATGCCCGGTGGGAGCCGGTGCCGGAGAACCGGAAGCCGTTCAATATCAAGGAATGCGTTTTCCGCGTCCTCCCATATGCGGGGCTGAATCTGGTGCTTTTCTGGTGGCAGCAGGCCGGTTTGCTGGCAGACAGGGCAGCAGTCCCCGCAATGTGGGTGTGCGCTATCCTGATGGGCGCCGGTATCGGACGGTGCATCAGAGGGAGATAAAAAGCCGCCCCCGATGTTACAGCACCGGGGACGGCAAGCGATATAAAAAATCTCTACCACTTACAGTATATCAAACTGAGAAAGGAAAGTCAACATGATTGAGTACAAGCTGGATGCCAAAAACAAATCCATATTTTCACATTCTCTCCGTATAGATGGAACCGTGAAAGACCTTGTTACGGAATCAGCGTTCCTTATCAACCGTGTTTATGCAGCTCTGCGGAAGAAAAACGAATCAGCCGCAGAAACGTACAGGGCACTGATGATTTATGACATACTCGGCGAAGATAGCCCGGTTTGGAAACCGCTTAGATCGGAGGGCGGCGACGATGGACATTCCTGAATGCTACGAACCGTGGCGGCAGGCTGAACAGTTGGCAGCGGATGCCGACTTTCGGGAAGCGGCACTTCCGAAGTGTGCCAGGTGCGGATGTCCCATCACAGACAGCAAACTGGTATATATCCCGGCGCATGATGAGTTCTACTGCCTGGATTGCATCGATTCCATGACGGAGTTCAACGAGGAAGCGGAGGTGGAGGAATAATGGAGGACGGAATCGTCATCAGCGAATCAGAAAGATTCGAGGATATCTACATTAGGCCGTACAATCGAGTCAATGTTCCGGCTGTCATTTTCCTGAATGGTAAGAGGCGCGTTGCCTACATTAACACTCTTGCTTCAAAGTTTTGGAACGGCGAAAACACTGTTGGGATAAAAGTAAGCAAGAACTACGTCGTTTTTATTCCGCAAAAAATTGGTAGAACATTAAAAATCAACAAAGTTAGTACAGGATTTTATATCAGCGCAGGTAGCTTAGGCGGAATTGTTCCCCCCGGGGCAAAATACCGGGCATATCCGTACAAAGGCGGTATCGCTATAAAACGGTTTGAGCCGTTGCAGGAGGATGAAGAATGATGGAGGCGGTGAACTATGGCGGATAAAAAAAGCTGCCTGTGGTACGAGAAGGCCACGGCAAGCATTTACTTCCCGGAGGGTCATGTATGCTGTGATTTGTGCCCGTGTATGGAAACATACGCCCGGAAGCAGTGCCGGTTGACCGGGGAGTATCTGCTGGATACAAGAGCAACAGTTGGGTATGAATGCCCGCTGGAATTTAAGGAGGAAGACAATGGCGAGAATGTTTCGGTTTCTGACCGCTGACGAGATTGAGGTCAAGGTCAAGCAGGTCAAGGAAAATGGTCTGGTGTGTCTGCTGTACAAGACGGCGAGGACGGATATGGACTTGCTGGACGAGACTGTAGGGGCGGGCAACTGGACGAACGACTACAAGGAGATCAAGGGCAATCTCTACGCCGGTATCGGGATTATCCAGGAAAACGGCGGCATCCAATGGAAATGGGACTGCGGTATCGAGAGCCGGGAGGACGAGGAAGGCAACCAGAAAAAGGGCGAGGCAAGCGACGCTTTCAAGCGTGCCGGGTTCCGCTGGGGCATCGGCAGGGAACTCTACACGTCCCCGTTTGTCTGGATTCCCAGCAATAAAGCAGAGATCAAAGCGTCTTCCTTCAACGGAAAGACCCGGTTCAACTGCTATGACAAGTTCAGCGTTGAGAAAATCGCCTATGACGAGAAGACCGGGCGGATCACCGGACTTGCAATCCGCAACGATACAAAGAACCTTCGGGCGTTTGTGTGGCAGCAATCATGACGGAGCTTACATTCACCGAGGCAAAGCTTGAGGGCGGCTGGCTGATGGTCAAGCCCTCCCGTTCTGAGTTGGGCAAGGCAATGGCCTTTATCCGAAAAATGAAGGCCACGCCCTACGATCTGGCCTTGAAAGAGCACCGGGAAAAGCGGAGCCTGGACGCAAACGCCTACGCCTGGGTGCTGATTCACAAGCTTGCCGCCGCTATGGGGATTCCTCCGGTTGAGGTCTACCGGAACGCCATTCGGGGCGTGGGAGACAATTACACGCCTATGTGCGTCCGGGAACAGGACGTGGAGCGCTTCACACGGAGCTGGCAGAAAAACGGCCTTGGATGGCTGGTGGACAGCCTGGGCGCGTCTCAGGTGCCTGGGTGCCGGAACCTGGCGGCATACCACGGTTCCAGTACCTACGACACCAAACAAATGGCTCGGCTGATCGACAATCTGATACAGGACTGCAAGGCGCTGGACATTGAAACCCTGCCCCCGGACAAGCTGGAACTGCTGAAGGAGGAATGGCGTTGAGGAAGGACACCAAAGCGAGGGATTTCACCCGGGGCGAGAAAATGGCGATTGCCGAGCGGGACAGCATTGACGGCTGGACGTGCTGTGTATTCTGCGGCGCTCCCGCCCCTGCCCCTCTGGCATGGAGCAACGCCCACTACATATCCCGGGCGCAGGGAGGGCTTGGCATTGCCCAGAACGGGCTTACCCTCTGCCCCAGATGTCACAACCGGTACGATCAGACCACGGCAAGAATGGAAATGAGGGCGTATTTCCGGGAGTACCTGATGGGCATTTATCCCGGCTGGAACGAAAACGATCTGATTTACAGGAAGGAGAACACATGAATAATTGTCAATTTGTCGGGCGGCTCACCGCCGACCCGGAGCTGAGAAGAACCCAGGAGGGGACGGCGGTTTGCTCCTACAGTCTCGCCGTCAAGCGTCCAATGACGAAGGATGCCACCGACTTTCTGGACTTCGTCACATGGCGGCAGGGCGCTGAGTACCTGACGCAGTACGGCCATAAGGGCGACATCGTAGCCGTTTCCGGAGCATTGCAAGCCAGGGACTGGACGGACAAGAACGGGAACAAGCGCCGGGCGTTTGAGATAGTGACCACAAGCGTTGAGCTGCTTTCCAGCAAGCGCAACTCTCAGGATACCACCAATAATACCGGAACGGCGCAAAACGCCGGATACGGGCAGCTCATCGCCCCACAGCGGACGAACCGGGGCAACGGGTACGGCCAGCAGGGATTTGGAGGATATCAGGAGATTACCGAAGACGACCCCGACTTGCCGTTCTAAGCCGGAAAAAGTAATCTTTCCTCAAAAAGATTGACAGTATAGTTTGCATTTTCCCTTGACGGTGGGAGGTGAAACCGCCAACTCCAAAGGAAGGAGCGAAAACGTGACGATTGAATTTACGATTCCCGGCGTTCCGCAAGGGAAGGAGCGCCCCCGCTTCACCCAGAACGGTGAGACATACACCCCAAAGAAAACGAAGGACTATGAAAAGCTGGTGGCATGGGCATACCAGTGCGAAGCCCACGGGGCAAAGTTTACCGGCACTATACGGGTTGACATTGCGGCAATCTACCCCGTCCCCCATTCGTGGAGCAAGCGCAAGCAGGCCGAAGCGATTGACAATCAGATTCTACCAATGGTGAAGCCCGACTGGGACAACATAGGCAAGATTGTGTGTGATGCCCTGAACGGTATCGCCTACAGGGATGACGCAGCCATCACAGACGCCACAGTCTGCAAGCGGTACGGCACCCGCCCATGCGTGGCGGTTCGCATCACCGGAGAGGAGGCACCCCGTGACACAGTGTGAGCGTATCCTGCGGCATTTGCAGGACTATGGAAGTATCACCCAGGCCGAGGCGGTTACAGAGTACGGCTGTTACCGACTGGGTGCTAGAATCTGGGACTTGAGAGCTCAGGGCGTTCCCATCAAGAGCGAAACCGTCACCGGGAAGAACCGATACGGGGAGCGGACGTGTTTTGCGCGGTATTCGCTGGAACACTCAAACGAAGCGAGGTAGCATATGGCAATCAAAAGCGGACTTGATTTCTTTCCGCTTGATGTTTGCTTGGACAAGAAATTTGAACTGATAGAAGCAGAATATGGCTTGACAGGATTTGGTGTAATTGTTCACTTGCTGCAAGAGATATACGGCAAGGAGGGTTATTACATTGAATGGACAGAGGAGGTTGCGCTTTTGTTCGCCCGAAGATGCGGGCTGGGTGGGAGCGTCGTTTCCGAAATAATAGAGGCTTCTATCAGACGAGGGATGTTCGACAAAGAGATATATGACAAGTACCACGTTCTGACTTCACGGGGAATTCAGAAGCGGTACTTCGAGGCAGTCAGCCGCCGTAAAAGTCTTGAAGTCGATTACAACATCCTTCTGGTCGAGTGCGCCCAAATTTGCCCCAATGTAAACATTTCAAGCAGAAATGTCAACATTTTCTCAAAAAATGCTGACATCCGAAGACATAGTAGAGTAGAGGAGAGTAGAGTAGAGAAAAGTAGAGTAAAGGAGAGTATAGGCGCGGAGCCGGACACCGCCTCCACGCCGCCGGTGTGCCAGATCATGCTGAATGATAAATCCCTTTACCCTGTTTTTCAGGCTGACGTGGACAAATGGGCAGAACTCTACCCCGCCGTTGATATCCTGGCAGAGCTTCGGAAAATGGCCGGGTGGTGTGACGCCAACCCGTCCAAGCGGAAAACCAAGGGCGGGGTACAGCGGTTTATCAACGGCTGGCTTGCCAAAGAGCAGGACAGGGGCGGCGCTGGGTCAGCACCACCGGTTAGGCGCTATGGGAAGCCTGATATTCCTAAGGGCGCGTCCGGCGAACTTGGGGACGCTGAGCTGGAAGCCATACGGCAGGTTCTGGCGGAGAAAGACCTGTGAAATCATGTGGCACGTCACCGCGAAAATTAGCCGCTTAAATCGGCGCTGAAAGCCCGACGATGGTAACACGTCAAAGCGGCGGAAGGAGACTGAATATGGGCAAGAACAACTACATCCAGCGCCGCAGAAATGAACAGCAGGTATTTCTGGACGTTGGCGAACGAATGGGAATACAGAAAACATGTGATTATATACAAATTGCCCTGCGAGACCCGGAGGTCATGGGGAAGGGCACATTTGGCCGGGCGCGGATTGAAAAGCTGTTTCGCCGCGTGGCAGAACTGGCGGACTACTTCCACACGGCGTTTACTTTCGACGTGGAGGCGGACAACCGGCAGGAGGAAATGGACGCGGCACTCAGAGAGATTTACGGGGACGATCTGGAAACATTCTACGAGAGATACCCGGAACTCAAGAAAATCCGCTACGACAAGGCCAGAAAGGGGTGGGTATGATGGACGAAAAACCCGGCCAGTACATCGAAAGCCCATTTTGCAGGAACTGCACGCGGGACGATTGCCCCACATGAGCACCCGGATTTGGCGAGAGAGGGGATTGCTTTTGAGCATGAGCAAGGCGAAAATGTACGGCTGTTTCACGGTGAAGCGGAATTGCACCCCGCCCCGGTGGAGGATAGCCCCTCCGGGGAATAAAGGAAAACAGAACAGAAAGGAAATGAAATTAAAATGGCAAATATTGTAGGACTGGATTTGAACATCGATCAGGATTATTTGGCGGAAGCGGTAAAGCAAACCGTTATGATGGGAATTTCGGAAGCCTTAAACGGGAAAAACGAAATCGTGAGCCAGATCGTAAAAATGGTTTTGTCTACGAAAGTTGATAAAAACGGGAAAGTTTCTAACTATTCCAGTGATAATAAATATACATTGTTGGAGTTCCACGTGAGGAAAGCGATTGAGGAAATCACTCGTGAGGAGTTGCAAGCACTTGTAAACGAACGCAAACCGGAAATTACACAGGCAATCAGAGCGGAGCTGGCTAAAAAAGTTAATTACACAAAGTTTGTTGATAGCTTTTTTACGGGCGTGGAAAGTGCACTGAGCAATACGTGGGTGCCGAAGATCAACGTAGAGTTTGATAAGAGAAATGAAGGTGACTACTAAAAATGCGAGTTTTGATAGCCTGCGAGGAATCGCAAACCGTGTGCAAGGCGTTCCGGGCGCGGGGACATGAGGCCTAAAGACCGCCCTGAAACGCAAAATCATCATGCTGCGGCAGGCGCTGCTGAATCTGGAAAGGATGCTGGATAAATGACCAAGAAACGATTTGTAAAGCTGCTCATGTCGAAAGGCGTTAAGCGGAACAATGCAAACAGGATTGCGCAAGAGTTCCGGAAAGGGTCTTTGCCCTATGAATTTGCATGGATTGCTTTGGAATGTAGGCTATGATTTTTGGGAGAATGAAAACAAGCGATAAGCCCGGGGCAACCCGGGCGGGAAGGAGATAACAATGGACGAAATCAAATTGAAGCCCTGCCCGTTCTGCGGAGACAAGGGCGTTATGCAGAGAAACGGTTGTTGCTTTCGGGTATGCTGCCCAAATAGAGACTGCCCAATCGAACCGAGAACACATTGGTTATCTAATCCTCTATTAGCAATCGAAACATGGAACCGGAGGGCTGACAATGGCTAAGGCGGTACTTATCAGCATTCGCCCGGAGTGGGTGAAAAAGATTCTGGACGGAGAAAAGACACTGGAAGTCAGAAAGAACCGTCCCAATATGGAAACGCCGTTTAAGGTTTATATCTATTGCACAAACCAAAAGAACGTTATACTTTGGAACGCACGAAGCTACATTTATGTAGACGACCATAACCACAATGCTTTTGATAGATGTTGGAATGGTAGTGTTGTTGGCGAGTTTGTGTGCGACAAGATCACATGGCTAAATCACGTTGGTTTTTCCGGGTTGCCTGGGATTCTGCTTGTTGCGATGAGAGACAGGTGCACGATAGATGGTTCCTTCGACTTTCCCGAAAGCTGCCTAACGACACCCCAAATTGAAAAATACCTGGGCGGTAAGGATGGGTACGCTTGGCACATTTCCAACCTGGAAATCTACGATACGCCGAAACCGCTGAGCGAATTTACAGGGCTGCGGACGAAAAGGGATAGCATGGAACTGTACATGCTAGAACGCCCACCCCAAAGCTGGTGCTATGTGGAGGAATTGAAATGAGTGATTACATTGGCCGGGAGGCAATTAAAAACGCCATGCTGCGATATGGCTTTAAGGCCCCGGATATGACCGTTACCGAGTTTGTAGAAGACGAGTTGCCCGCCGCCGACGTGGAGCCAGAAAGGAACGGACGGTGGGAAGAGTGCGACTGGGTTGACGTGGACGAACATGGGTTCGGTACAATCAGAACCTTTAAGGCAGGATTGCGGTGCAACCAGTGCGCTTGTGTTTTCAAAAAGAAGCTGCTTTGGAAACGAAACTATTGCCCCAATTGCGGCAGCAAAATGGATTTGGAGGACGAAAACAATGACGATTGAACGAGCAATTGAAATGCCACGCTTAATTGATGCAGAGGAATTGGAACTCCAATTTGATGTTTCCGACGAAGATATTATAGCAAAGGAGATAATCCGGAATGCCCCCACCGTGGATGCCGTCCCCGTGGTAAGGTGTCGGGACTGCAAGCATCTGCACATGTGGGACCAGAAAGATATATACGCATTTTGCCCCAAAACAAACATCGTGTTTTTGCCATTCGAGAAGGATACAAGGACATTCTTTTGCAGCTTCGGCGAAGCGAAGATGAACGGAGGAATTGAAAATGCAAGCAAAGAAATGTGATCGCTGTGGACGCCTATATGAGGATTATGGCGGCAGGAAGGCGTTTCCTAAGTCACGATCAAATTCTATCGAGTTGAGAGACACCGATATTGAAGGGAAATACTGGCAACGAGATCGATTTGACCTGTGTCTTTCTTGTATGGCAGAACTAGAAGCCTTTTTGTACGGAGGTGCTGACAATGGCCGAATACATCGATGAATCGGCAGTGCTTCAGAGAGCACTGGACACCTACGGCTCTGATTTGCAGATCGTGGTAACGATGGAGGAAATGAGCGAGCTACAGAAGGAGCTGTGCAAGTACCTGCGTGGCAAATACTCGCCCGCAAGCATCGCCGAGGAGATTGCCGACGTGGAGATCATGCTCGAGCAAATGAAGATGCTGTTTTGCTGCGCGGATGATGTGCGTTCCGTGCGCAGGTGCAAAGTGGAGCGACTGAAAGAGAGGTTAGACAATGGCAATTGATCGGGCTATTGAAATCCTTGACCCGGAACACCGGGAGCATTACGACGGCATGGACGAGGTGAACGAAGCCTGCCGAATGGGAATGGAGGCGTTGGAGCGGGAGAGAAACGCCGTCCCCGTGGTAAGGTGCCGGGACTGCATTGAATTTGAGGAAATAGGCAAGCACCCCACCAACAATGGAGGAACACCATTTGGGCATTGCTATCATTGGCAATATGAGCAGGGCATGTCCCCTAACGAGGTAGACGGCGATGATTTTTGCAGTTATGGGGAGCGAAAGGAGGAACAAAATGGAAGAACTTAACGGCTACACACCACCTGCCAGCTTGAATTTAAGCGACTTCCAAGATGCTATCGGAGATGCCGTAGTACAGGCGATTATAAAAATTGGTATCCGGGTGAATCGGGAAGAACTTCTGAAAGCTCTGAAATATGATAGGGGGCAGTACAAGGCGGGGTATGATGCTGGTTTCGCAGACGGGTTCATTGAAACGCTCCATATCGTCCGCTGCCGGGACTGCATCCACCGGCAGGGAGACGAGAATCCTATGTGTATGCTGCACACCGAGCCTTACCCAAATGTCAGAGGCTACAAGGGCGAGGCTGTTTGCGTGGAAATGAACGGCTTTTGCAGCTACGGCGAACGAAAGAAAGGGGGCGCAGAGAATGGCTAAAGTTATCGCGGCTGTGTTCGCTATGATTGTGTTCCTGCTTTTATGCGTGCTTATTGCCACGGGGCTGGTATGGGGGATTCTTATAATCGCCGAGGTGTGGCGGGAAATAAAGGAGTGAGAATCATGAGCAAAAAACCGGACTATCTCACCCTGTGATCCATAGCCGCCCAGAAGGCCGGGACAAGCTACGGAAAGTACATGTCAATGCACGGATACCACCCGCCAATTCAGGTCGATGTGGAGGACGTGGAAGCCACACAGGGCATTGTTAAGGTCTGCCCACAGTGCGGGAAGGAATTCACGCAGGGGAAAATCAAGCAGAAAATCTATTGCAGTTTGGAGTGCCAGAAAGCCCACGCCCAGAGAGCCGCTAAAAGGAGATACCGCGATAGAAAAAATAAGGAATTGGAGGTACATGAATAATGGCAGAACAGGATTTCAAATTTGATGATGCGTTGCTCATGAAGACTGCACGCGAGATGCTTGCAAAAAAATTGACCGAAACAGTGAAAGAGGTCGTCAAGTCCGGGGAATGGGAGATAACCACCATCGAGCAGGAAGAATCTGACCCGGAAAAGATTCTCCGGAGGATGTTTGCAAAATACGCCTACGGCAACGTCCCGGAGTGGTTCGCCTCTGCGGTATCTGCGACGTCCTATGTGCTGTCTGTGGACAAGGGAAAGGGGATTGAGTGTATTTCCGTCTTGCACACGGCAGCGGAACGGGCACCGGCTGAAATTCGGATGACGGCGCAGACAAAACTGCTTATGATGTGCCAAGAAACCGGGATGCTCGGCGGGATTGGGAACCTGCCTGTTCTCTAGTGGCAATATGGAATACAAGGACGGCAGGAAGTACTGCGTCGGGTGCTGGTATTTCTTCGGGTACCACGACGGCGGAAAGTGCTGCAATTACATATTCGTCCGTGGGGAAAAGCGGCCTTGCCCGCCTGGGAAGGATTGTACAGAAAGGAGGGCGAAAACGAAAAACAGGAGACGGAATTTAATATTATAGCTTTATCCCTGTATAGTATATATTAAATATAATCTTATATCTTGTGCGTATTGTGTATATCTATACAGGGATTTAAAAAGATATGCAAGGAGGAACGGAATGAACTGGAAGTATGAGGCCATTGAAAAGCTAAAAGAGTACAGTGCAAAAAAGCAGTCCCTGAAAAGCATTCCCGAGGAAATGGCGCGGTTGGAATCCGCTATGCAGAGTATCCGAAGCGCCACGGCTGACGGTACGCCGGTAAGCGGCGGTGGATCTGGCCGGGAAGATATGATGCTATCGAATATCGTTCACCGTGAGGAACTGGCGCGTTCGCTGGAACAGGCGAGAAAATGGGTGTCGCTTGTGGATTCCGGGCTTGAAGTCCTCACAGACGATGAGCGGAAGGTGCTGGATAGATTCTACATAAAGCCCGCGAGGGGGAATGTGGACAGGTTGTGCGAAGAATTTGGGATTGAAAAATCTCAGGTTTATGCGCGAAAGGATTCGGCACTTCACCATTTTACAATTTGCCTGTACGGATGCGCAGAAATTTGAAAAACCGGAAAAAAACCGGAAGATTTTTCAGTTTGGATGTGCTATACTGGTAAAAAAGGAAAAGCGCAAGAGGCTTGGGATTGTTCCTGAGCCTCTTTTTGCATGGCGCGGCAGACAGCGAGTCGGGTACCCTCTCCCCAACAGAAGGCCGTTTGAATCGGCCTCGCGCCTTTATAAAATATCAAAATGAAGGGTGGCGTTGAGATATGAATATCATTCAGAAAAAGCTCAGCGAAATTGTTCCGTATGCAAAGAACGCCAAGAAGCACGATAAAAAGCAGATTGCCAATGTGGCAGAGAGCATCAAGCAGTACGGGTTCGTGCAGCCGATTGTGATTGACCGTGACGGCGTGATCGTAATCGGCCACTGCCGCGCTATGGCAGCAAAGAAGCTGGGCATGGAAGAAGTGCCGTGTGTCTGCGTGGACGATCTGATACCGGAGCAGGTAAACGCCCTTCGTCTGGTGGATAACAAGAGCAACGAGAGCGACTGGGACTTTGACCTGCTGAAAGGTGAACTGCCGGAGTTGGATTTGTCGGCGTTTGATTTTGACTTTTCTTTCCCGGAGCTGGACGAATCCGAAATTGAAGAAATGACCAACGAGCAAAGAGAGCAGGAGTTCCGGGAAAGGATGGAGCGTGGAGAGCTTTCAGACGATGATGAGGACTACCAAGCTTTCCTTGAAAAGTTCGAGGCGAAGAAAACAACGGACGATTGCTACACGCCGGATAACATCTACGACGCAGTAAGAGATTGGGTGGCCGAGAAGTACGAAATTGGCAATGCCGCGATTGTGCGCCCGTTTTATCCGGGCGGAGATTATAAAAGCGAGAAATACCCTTCCGGGTGTGTTGTGATAGACAATCCGCCTTTTTCCATTATTTCAGAAATCTGCGAGTGGTACACAAGCAAGAGAATCAACTTCTTTCTTTTCGCTCCAACGCTTACACTCCTCGGAATTATGCGCGGTTCGGCAAACTATGTGGCGTGCGGGTGCGGAGTTGTGTATGAAAACGGCGCGTCTGTCAATACGTCGTTTGTTACCAACATGGGGGGCAATAAGATTGTCGCTGCCGCTGATTTAAGAGAAATACTGGATGACGAGAACAAACAGAATCTCAAAAAGTTGCACAGAGAACTGCCGAAATACTCATATCCAGATGAGGTTTTGACAGCAACGATGCTGTGTTATATGGCAGCTCACGGCGTAAGCCTTGAAATTAGAGAAAGAGATGCACATTTTATCCGCGCGCTTGACGCACAGAAAGCGTCGGGGAAAGGCTTGTTCGGCTCCGGCTTTTTGCTATCGGAAAAGGCTGCTGCGGAAAAGGCTGCTGCGGAAAAGGCTGCCGCCGAGAAAGTAAGAGTATGTAATACAAACGTGTTGGAACTTTCCGACAGAGAAAAGAAAATCGTGGCAGGGCTTGGGAATGACGATTGAAGAAGCACAGGCAATTATTGCCAAAACAAATAGCCCATATCTAAAGCGGGACATGGAGAAGTTTATTAAACGCCAGCAGAGAAGGGAGGGCGCGTATGGCAAGACCAAGAAAGGAAATAGACCAGAAGCAGTTCGAGAACCTCTGCGGCCTGCAATGCACGCTTGAGGAAATCTGCGGCTGGTTTGATGTATGCTCGGACACATTGGAAACATGGTGCAAACGAACCTATAAGAGAAGTTTTTCGGAAGTTTTTGCACAAAAGCGCGGAGCGGGGAAAATTTCACTGCGGCGGAGCCAATGGCGATTGGCTGAAAAGAACGCTACAATGGCGATTTTCCTCGGAAAACAGTTTTTGGGGCAGCGCGATAACATCGACGTGACCGTAGCCGATGCAAAGGGCATTGCTCTGGACGAGCTGGAAAAGATGGTGTTGGAGGATGACGAGAGCGGAAGCGGTTCATCTTTTGAGGGATGAGCCAATCAAGATTGGATGGGCGGTAGGCTTCAAAGACTTAAACGTAAAGCTGCACAATGCATGGATGCGGGAGATGATTCGCACAAAAAGTGACAAGACTTTGCAGGCGCATCGAGGCAGCTACAAAACGACTTGCGTATCCATTGCCCTTGCTTGCTTAATCGTACTTCTTCCGAATAAAAAGATCATGTTCATGCGCAAGACGGACAGCGACGTGAAGGAAGTCATCCGGCAGGTTCAGAACATTCTTATGTCCCCGTATATGCAGGCGGTATGCGAAGTAATTCACGGTAGGCCGCTTGCGCTGACAACCGCGTCCGCTGTAGAAATCAATACAAATCTAAGCAATGATGCAAAGGGAACGGTGCAGCTTTACGGCTGCGGTATTTCCGGGTCTCTGACTGGCAAGCACTTCGATATTATATTCACGGACGATATTGTAAATGTTCAGGATCGCATTTCTAAGGCCGAACGTGACCACACAAAAATCATCTACCAGGAATTGCAGAATATCAAAAATCGGGGTGGGCGCATTTTTAATACTGGCACACCATGGCACAAGGAAGACTGCTTCACGCTGATGCCGGAGGCGAAATGCTTCGATTGCTACCAGACAGGGCTTATATCCGCAGATACGCTTTCCAAGATTCGGGACAGCATGACGGCCTCTCTGTTTGCCGCGAACTATGAGCTGCGGCACATTGCGTCCGACGATATTATTTTCACAGATCCTGTTACCGGAGCTGACCCTGCCCTTGCGGAGCAGGGTATTTGCCACGTTGACGCGGCCTATGGTGGCGAGGATTACACAGCGCTCACGATTTGCCACAAAAAGGAAGGAAAATATTACGTATTTGGCAAGATGTGGAGAAAGCATGTAGATGATTGCAAAAATGATATTATCCGATACCGAAAGGATTTTAACGCTGGCGTGATCTACTGCGAAAATAACGGCGATAAAGGCTATTTGGCAAAGGATTTGCGGCGGATGGGCGAGCGGTGCGTGGAATACCACGAAAACCAGAACAAATTCGAAAAAATTTCCAGCATTTTGAAACCGGAGTGGAAAAACGTTGTATTTGTGAACGGCACAGACAAATCTTACATCAATCAGATTTGCGACTACAACGAGGAAGCGGAACACGATGATGCGCCGGATAGTCTGGCTTGCGTCGTTAGGCGGCTATGGGGCAAAAAGGAAGCGGAACTCTGCCCTGCGGCTGCTGCGTTCTTGTAAATAGCAAATTCACATATTGGAGAAAATGCATGAAAATTTATCAAGATTTGGAAGAAGCCATTGCAAAGGGAACTACCGGGAAATTCATACGTGATGCAGTGCGGGAGCACCAGAGCAGCAAGGCGTACAAAGACGCCGCTGACGGTATGGCGTACTATAATAAGCACAATATCACCATTGAGAAATTCCAGAAGTTCCTTTTTACCTTATCTGGGAACAAAACTCCTGATATTTGGAGCAGCGACTACCGGCTTAAAACGCTAACGTTTCGGCGGCTGGTGACTCAGGAAGTGGGCTATATTTGCGCTAATGGCGTAAGCATGGACGAAAAGGAAAAGCTGGGAGCGGACTTCGACAATAAACTGCAGACGGCGGCAAAATTGGCACTGGCGCAGGGCGTTTCCTACGGATATTGGAATCTCGATCATCTGGAAGTGTTTTCATTCGCCGATACTCCCGGAAATCCGGGATTTGTCCCACTGCTGGATGAAAAAACGTCGGAGCTGATGGCCGGTATTCGGTACTGGTTCCGTGAGACTGGCCGAAAAACTGTTTTCCGGGCTACGCTTTACGAACTCGATGGCGTGAGCGAATGGGGCGCGGAGGGAAGCGACGACGCGCAGCCCATGGCAGAGAAACGCGCATATATCCACAAGGAGCTGAGGAACGATCTGGGCGTTGTGGATGTGTGCGACGAGAACTACACCCGCCTGCCTATTGCGGTATTGTATGGAAACGATACCCACGAAAGCGAGCTCGTTGGGTTGCGTGGCTCCATCGACTGCTATGATTTTATCAAATCCGGGTTTGCCAACCAAATTGACGATACCAGCGGAATTTACTGGATTCTGCATAATACCGGCGCTATGGACGATAAGGATTTGGCGCAGTTCATTCAGAGAATGAAGAGCGTAAAGGCGAATGTGGTAGATAGTTCCGATGGAACGGCTGCAGAAGCCCACACCCTTGACGTTCCCGTAGAAGCCCGAAAAACCATGCTGGATATCTTGCGGCGCGACCTGTACGAAGACGCCCAGATGCTTGACGTGACGGCTCTGGCGGGCGCTGAGAAAACGGCTACAGAGATTTCGGCGGCGTATCAGCCGCAGGACAACAAATGCGCCGATTTCGAGTATTTCTTGATAGATTTCATTCGGCAGATTTGCGCTGTTGCTGGCATCGGCAATCCACAGCCGGAATTTACGTGGAACAAGGTAATAAATCGCACCGAGGAAACAAATATGGTGCTTTCGGCGGCTGCGTTCCTTGATGATGAAACGGTTCTGAAACACCTCCCGTGGATTTCGCCGGAGGAAGTGTTGGAAATCCTGAAAAGGAAAGCGGACGCTGACATAAATACGGTTTACGGCGGTGATGAGGATGGCCAGACCGAATGAAGCCGATAGAGGAACCGACAGGGCGCTTGCCGACTTGGAGCGCCGCATTAACTCCGTATATTCTAAAGCGGCTAAAGAGCTGCAAGAGGAAATAGATACTTTTTTCAAGCACTTTGCCGATCAGGACAAGAAGATGCAGGACTTGATAGGCCAGAAGCGCAACGGCAAGGAGTGGACTGAAAAGGACTACCAACAATGGCGGCTGAACCAGATGGGGCGCGGGGCACGGTTGGAAGCGCTCCGGGACAAGCTGGCCGAACGTGCGACGGAAGCAAAAGGGGCGGCGCTTGCCTATGTGAACGACGCTACGCCGGGAATTTACTCCCTGAATCGGAATTACACCGCCTATACCATTGAGAGCGTTCACCCAAGTGCAGATTTTACGCTTTTTGACGAGCAGACTGTAAAGCGCTTAATTGTGGAGCAGCCGGATGTGATGCCATACTACCCCGAAAGGCTGGCGCTAAAGCGGGGCATTGATTTGGCTTTTGGCAAGCAGCAGATTACAGCAAGCGTTACAGGCTCCATTTTGCAAGGCAAAAGCATCAAGCAGATATCCGATGATTTGCAGTCCAGAATCGTCACAATGAGCCGTGTAAGCGCCATTCGAGCGGCAAGAACGGCAGTTACCGCCGCACAGAATGCCGGTAGAATGGACAGCTACGCCGCCGCTGACGAAATGTGGGGCATTAAATCCAAGAAAAAGTGGGTAGCCACAAAGGATTTGCGCACCCGCCACGATCACGGTATGGCAGACAATCAGATTGTGGACTACGATCAGCCGTTTGATGTCGGCGGCTATAAGATGATGTTCCCCGGTGATGGCTCGTTGGGAGCGCCGGGGCATGAGCTGTATAATTGCCGCTGCACGGTGGTGAATGCCACGGATGATGACCTGGAAGCGGAACGCCACATGATGCGCGTGAAGAATCCCGAAACTGGGGAATATGAGCTTATCAAGAAAAAATCGTACAAAGAATGGTACGACGAGAAGAAAACGCAGTATCCCCCAGAAAAATGGGCGGGCATGGTAAAAGCTGGCAAGAACTATCAGGCCGACCAACGGCAATATGCTGATTTTGTAAATGTTTTGGGAAATAAAGCCCCGAAAACGTTTGCAAAATTCCAAGATTTGAAGTATAATGATATTGATGGGTGGGAGACGCTCAAAACAACGAAACGGCAGACCGATGTTGTAAAGAATGCTGAGTGTATAACTACTCCGAAGAAATACACGGGATATTTCCTGAAAGATGGGGCAAAGCACGCCGACCAGTTCTTCGATGTTGGCTACACAGCAGATAATCCGCTTAGGCTGCGATACGATATGGCAAGGCAGTTTGATATGAGCAAAGCTGTGGAGTTCAAGGAATTGGGCGGCGGAGCAACTCAATTTAACATCTACATGGAGCTGGGAGTTACAAAGAAGCGATCTTTTGTTACTGGGTGGATACAGGATACGCCGGATAGCAAACCGAGAATTGTAACCAGTTTTAGAAAAAATCGAGGTGGAGAAGCATGATTAAAGAATACGATCCTGTAAAAGTCATCAAGACAGGCGACGCAGGAATTGTCGTCGATATTCGTGATACTGGCGGCATTTTCTACCTTGTAGAACTGGACAAAAACAACGAACTATTGGACTGCAAGAGGGAAGAGATAGAAAAGCTTGGTAATTAGAATATGGCAAGGACTGAAAGCACTGTGCAAATTGCATGGTGCTTTTTCTATGCCAAAATCTTCCAACCGGATAAAAAAGAAGCGGGCTGGAATCCCTGCTTGTGGTGGATTATGCGTATGCGCCGCCACGAACCGCACAAGACCGGCTCTGGAAGAAGCAGAAAAGGAGGGAAAATGAGCGTTACCTTTGTGGATAACTCTGACGAAATCCTCCGCGCCCTTGGTGAAGCGTGTGAGCGCGGGGTGGAACGCTGCGGAGAAAAAGCTGTAGAATATGCCAAGGATTTATGCCCCGTTGATACTGGGAATTTGCGCAACAGCATTACACATACCGTGGAGGATGGGAAGAAAGCCATTGTTGGAACGCCGACCGAATACGCCATTTACCAGGAAATGGGAACGGGCAAATACGCCGATGGAGGCGGAGGCCGTCCCACTCCGTGGAAATACCAGGACGCGCAGGGAATCTGGCATTGGACAGCTGGCAACCGGGCGCACCCGTTTATTAAGCCGTCAATCGCCGATCATCAGGGAACATACAAGAACATTCTGAAAGACGAACTTAGCAAAGGAGATTGACGTGGCGTGGATACCAGAAAAATTAACATTCTTGGAGCTGAATACACGCTTTCCGTTTGCGGCGAAGATGAAGATTCACGGCTGGCGGGATGCGATGGGTTTTGCGACGAAACCAGCAAAGAACTGGTTGTGGATAGCTATAGTAAGCACGTCGGCGACCAAACTTGTAAGAAAAACTTACAAGTTCAGATTAGAAAGAACACGCGGCATGAGATTATCCATGCATTCCTATTTGAAAGTGGCCTTGCTGAAAACTCCGAATGGGCACAGAACGAGGAAATGGTAGATTTTTTTGCTATCCAGTTCCCCAAACTTATGGAAGCGTTCAAAAACGCTGACGCGATTTGAGGGGCGATACAGTACGTAGATTTTGCGCGCTGTTCGGCTCCTTTTTTGTTTATTTTGGTAAAACCCGCGAAGTATAGCGGCTTTTATATCACAGTCGTCCCCAAAGAATAGGGGCGAAGAAAGGAAGACTGAAACAATGGCATTAACTCGCAAACTTTTGAAGGGAATGGGGCTTACCGACGAACAGGTGGACACCATCATTGAAGCGCACACCGATACCGTGGACGGCCTGAAAGCCGATATCGGGAGGTACAAGGCCGACGCTGAGAAACTTCCTGGCATTCAAAAGGAATTGGATGATCTGAAAAAGGAAGACGCTGACGGCGGATACAAGGCCAAGTACGAGAAGGAAAAGAAAGACTTTCAGGATTTCAAAGACGGAGTTGCCGCTAAGGAGAGCGCCGCCGCCAGGGAAAAGGCCGCGCGGGCTTACTTCCAGAGCAAGGGCATTCCCGCCGAGAGCATGGGGCTGGTAATCCGTGGAGCCAGAGCTGAAATTGATGGCCTGAAGCTGGACGGCGAAAGTATCAAAGATACCGCCGCACTGGATGGGCTGCTTTCCGGCGATTACAAGGGCTTGATCGGTAAGACTACCACAACCGGCACCCAAACACAGACCCCGCCTGACACCTCTGGTGGCGCAAAGAGCCGCGCTGAAATCTACAAAAAGGACGATAAAGGCCGGTATATTTTGTCCACCGCTGAGAGACAGGCCGCGCTTGCTGAAAGCATGGCAAGCGAAAACAAATAACTTTTTTGAAAGGAGCTGTACAAATGGCAGCAAAAGAAAACGTAACGATTTCCACACAGTTCACCACGTCCGCGCGAGAGGTGGACTTTGTAACCCGGTTCAACGATAACTGGGACGCACTGCGCACCATTCTGGGCATTATGCGGCCTATCCGCAAGGCACCCGGCACGAAGCTGGTATCCTACAAGGCGGAGGTAGATGGCGACTTGCAGGGCGGTTCCACCGTAGCGGAAGGCGACGAGATCCCCTTCACCAAGATGAAGGTTTCCCCTGTCACCTATGGCGATATCGAGGTGGCCAAGTACGCAAAGAGCGTTACCATCGAGAGCGTGGCCAAATACGGCGCAGAGGTCGCCGTAGAAAAGACGGACGACGCTTTCCTGGTTGCCCTGCAAAACAAGGTTTTGGGTGACTTCTACACTTTCCTGGCTACCGGCTCTCTGGCGCTGACCCCCAAGACCTGGCAGTTGGCGCTCGCACAGGCAAAGGGCAAGGTGCTTGCGAAGTTCATGGGCATGGACAAGGACGTGACCGAGGTCGTTGGTTTTGCCAACATCATGGATTTCTACGACTACCTGGGCGATAAGGAGATTACCACCCAGACCATGTTCGGCCTTACCTATGTCCAGAACTTCCTGGGCTACAGCACCCTTTTCCTCCTGCCTGACAAGTACGTCGCCGCCGGTAAGGTGATTGCAACCCCCGTTGAGAACATCGACCTGTACTACGTCGACCCGAGCGACAGCGACTTTGCCAAGCTGGGTTTGAATTACACCGTGAAGGGCGAAACGAACCTGATCGGCGTACATGTCGAGGGCGACTACTCCCGGGCTACCGGCGATATGTACGCCATCATGGGCATGAAACTGTGGGCGGAGTACCTCGATGGCATCGCCGTTGCCACTGTTACCCCGGCGGGGGGTTAAGGGCGGCTCTGACAGCTGACAAAACCGCACCGGAGACCGTGGACTTTGACGGAATGACGAAAGCGCAGCTTTTGGAGTACGCCAAAGAAAACGGTATTTCCGGGGTCAGCGCCGCAATGAACAAAGCGGACATTCTGGCCGTTGTAAAGAGCCGGTAAAGGAGGGAATCACATGGGACATGCGGTAAGCCTGTATGAGCTGCTTGTATACCTGCGTAATTTCTTCCCCGGCTTGCACTGGCAGTTTACCGGGGAGGAAATCGCCGGGAACCGGATCGTTATTCCCGGCCTTGAAACAGGCGATTACTACCTGATCGAAGGAAGCCGGAGGAATAACGGGATTCACGTGTACGGTGATGCTGATTTGCGGAACGAAACTTATACCGGAATCGTTACGGAAATTTGCGTGCCGCCGGAGGTGCTGGCGATTTTGGAAGAAATCAACACATGGCAGGAGAAGAACACCGAGGCCGTACAAAGCCCGTATCAAAGCGAATCTTTCGGTGGCTACTCGTACACAAAGGCAAGCAGTTCTTCCGGATCAGGCGAAAGCACAAGCTGGAAAACGGTGTTTGCGCCGCGCTTACGGATATGGAGGAAGATATGAGCTTGCTTGACTACTACCTGAATAACACGTGCGCACTGATGGAAAAAAAGCGCACCCCGGATGGTGAGGGCGGCTGGGCAACGGAATGGGCACAGGGCGCGGAGTTCGACGCGGCTATTATTCTGGATACCTCCATGCAATCCAGAATCGCGGAGAAGGAGGGCGTTACCAGTGTGTACACAATTACCACCCGCCGCGCGAATCCGCTTTCTCCATGATGTATTCAAGCGGCTTTCCGATGGTGCAATTTTCCGGGTGACGAGCAACGGGAGCGATAAGCAAGCGCCCACGGTCGGCACTTTGGATATGTGCCAGGTTACCGCCGAGAAATGGGAGCTGACAAAATGACGGCAACAGAAGCGCTCTACAAGTTTTTTTCCGGCTTTAATCTCCCCGCGTATCCGGATACAGCGGTACCGAGCGACACCGTAATGCCTTACCTAACCTATTCCGTCTCCGTCGGCGGGTGGGGCGATATGGCGAACTCGCTGACGGTAAAGCTGTGGTATCACACGGAGAAAGAGGCAGAGCCGAACGCTAAGGCAGAGGAAATTTCCCGCACGATAGGACGTGGAGGCATTCAGCTGCCTTGCGATACCGGCACAGTTTGGCTTATGCGCGGTGAGCCG